CCGGCCGAGCAGATTCTCGGTACAGTGTTGGTTGAACATCTGGACGAAGATCTTCTGGGGCACAAACTTGTCTGGCCCGTACTCAACCTTCTCGGACGACAGAAAGTGCTGGAGCGGATTCGTCAGCTTAGCCACCTCATTCTGAACCGACTTGAAATACTCGGGCAGGACGTTCCAGATATCCTCGCCATTGTGACGCTGGGCATACTCGAGGTAGGCCCGGATGCACTTGCACATAATGGCTGGAATCTCACCCTCGAGCTTCTCATCCAGCTTCGGATCTGCGCGAGCCACCTGCTTGCCAAAGTTCCACGTCACGAGACGACGGAGCACCGATCCCGAGTTGTCGCGGTAGCCCGGCACTTCGTTACCCGCGAGAATACCCGGGACGTTCCACGTCATGCTCAACGCCTTTTCATTCTTGCGCGCGATCGACACATCCTCGCCGGACACCATCGACTGAAACTCCGCCTGCTCGAGCGCGAGGTCACCCTTCACCTCTGGCGAAATGAACATGAAACCGTCGTGGATCGACCACAGACCAAACTTCTTCTCGATGTTGTTGGACAGCGTGCGCACATCCTCATTGTCGTAAAACTTTTTGCACACCTTGGTGATGATGGTCGACTTGCCACTGCGAGCGATACCCTTCAAGAAGGGAATCACCTGCCACGAATCCAGATCACCCGTGTCAAAGCACAGACGACCGACAAACACGTACAGCCAGCGGCACACATCCTCCGAAAACTTTTGGTAGCTCATCACCGAGTGCATGAACGGTGTCGGAATGTCGTACCAATCCGTCGTCCCCTCAAAGTGATCAAACGGCAAGTCAAAGTACTTGCAGCTCACGATCGTCGGGTCGAGCGACTGACAATCCGGCTTGTCGTACTCGTAAAAGCGCGAAGTGTACTTTTCCTGCACGGCATCCCACTCCTTCCCGATGAAGATGCCGTTCGAAAACGACCACACGTACCTATTCTTCTTGATTTCTGGAAACTGCATGTCGCGGCAGTTGCTCAGGTGAGTGATTGTATCCTTGACGATGCTCCCCTTGCTCGTCAGGTTACGCCACATGTCGTACTTGTCCTCCTTCTGCGTGTAAAAATAGACAAACTCCTTGATCTCCATGAGCGGCTTCCACGCCTTGGTATGGTGCCCATCGGCCGTCTCAATCTGCTTGCAGCACTGCCCCTTGTACCGGCGCATCTTCATGATGTACGCCTTGTTCAAGAGGTAGAGCAGTAGGCACTGAAACGGACTCGGCTGATTCTCGTCATCAGCCTCGTCGATCGTCTTGCAGCGAAACATGGATAGCTCCACGTCATCCGTGACGGGCGCGATGCATGTGGGGTGATTGATCCGTTCGAACGAACGTACATACCTGAAGATAATCTCGTACGCATCGTCAGCCGTCTCGATGAGACGCATCATGCGAAACGAGATTCGAAACTCGTCACCGTTGACGTCGTGCGTGGGCGTATCCTTGAGACCCAGCTCGCTTGAACGATGGTACAGCTCGGAGAAGAGGTTTACGAGACGACGCTTTTGTTCTAGGATTCGCTCTAGGTCGACATTTTGTGGCATGCCGTTTGCGTCAAGTTCGTCATCACGAAAGAATTGGCGGAACCCGTTTGTGAGCGGTGCGAATCGATCACCCTTACAGGTCAGACCCATCTTTTCCTCGAGTTGCCCGATGAATTGTTCAAGGCGGTCTGGGGTCAGACTCGTCACCTCGGACCTAAGAACCTCCATACGTATTTCCTGTGCATGCTCGCGTGTCGGTTCCCGGTCGATCGTATGTACTTGCTCCATGGTGATGTAGCGCGAGAAATTCTTATCAGGTCTTCTTGGCGGCCGCCAGAGCCTCCTTGATACGCACCGCTTTCGACGAGTAAATGTGGCGATCCTTGTCCCGTTTGGCCGCAGTCCGCTTTTTATCACGCAAACTCTGTGGCGGATCCATTACACAGTGTGCGTCTATTTTCTCTAGCTAGAAGTAGATGGCCGGCGGGATCTTTCCAGGCGCCCCCTTCAAGTTCAACATCAAGTGCGTCATCTTTTCGCTCGCAATCGCAGGGGGCTACTGGTACCTGCCACCCAAGAACTTTTGGGTCCTCTTTTTTCTGATTTGGTTCCCGTATATCGCGCTCGCATGGTATGATTACTCGTACAACTGTCGGGACAAGCTCGGCCCGACGGTTGTACCGTTTGGACGGTACTTTTGGTTACCCTTTAAGCCCCAGGGCTACAAGGACGAGTTTAACAAGATGGCCGACCAGCAGATCCAGGTGATGAACAAGGTGGATCACCTGGTGGGATGGTCAGTGCTCATCGGCGTCCTGATTGTGTTTCTTCGCAAAAAGCTCTAGGCCGGCGCGGCAATGTGAACGGGTGCCGGGGGCTTGGCAGCAGTCAGGGCTGACAGCAGTTTCACCAGGATGACATTCTGCTTCTCCAGGTGCTTGGCAATCGCATCCATAGACCCAGCAAGACCAGCCAGGATGGTCGGGATCGTATCCCCATCCTCGGTGGTCAGGAGGCTCACCAGCATATCCTCGCCAAACTCCTCCTCGTCCTCATCCCCGAGGTCCAGCTCCTCATCCTCAGGCACGGTGGGTTCACGATCAGAAGACATGTGTAAAATAGGCGGCCAAAAACTTTAAGGCTGCGCTGGCGCGGCGCGTCAATTATTTTCTTGGCTAACTACAAAATGGCTGGTGGTTTGATGCAACTTGTTGCTTACGGTGCTCAGGATGTCTACCTCACGGGTAACCCCAAGGTGACCTTCTTCCAGGCGGTGTACAAGCGCCACACGAACTTCGCGATGGAGGTGATCCAGCAGACGACCAACGGCTCCCCGGCCGCTTCCGGCCGTGTGTCCGTGACCATCGCCCGCAACGGTGACCTGGTCGGCAACATGCACCTGGCTCTGCAGCCCACGGCGAACGTGCTGTCCTCCAACAACGGTGCCTATGACACCAACTGGATCGCCGAGCGCGCCGTGGCGGCCGTCGAGCTGACCATCGGTGGCCAGCGCATCGACAAGCACTACCAGACCTGGTGGCGCCTGTACTCCGAGCTGTTCCTGGCTGAGGGTGACAAGCTGGCGTGGGGCAAGATGACCACGTCCAGCAACTTCATCGGCAACGCCACGAACCAGCGCGTGTACCTGCCCCTGCTGTTCTTCTTCAACCGCAACCCGGGTCTGTACCTGCCCCTGATTGCCCTGCAGTACCACGAGGTGCGCCTGGACTTTGACCTGACGACCTACTACGACAAGTACTTCGGCACGACCAACGCCTTCGAGGTGTGGGCCAACTACATCTACCTGGACACGGAGGAGCGTCGCCGCTTCGCCCAGAAGGGTCACGAGTACCTGATCGAGCAGGTGCAGCACACCGGCGGTGACGCCGTGACGTCCTCCGCGACGGCCGGCCAGTCGGAGGGCTCCCCCCAGCTGATCCGCCTGTCCTTCAACCACCCGGTGAAGGAGCTGGTGTGGTGCTACACCAACCCGTCCGTGGCGGCGTCTGGCCAGGGTGCCGGTGCCAACTACGGCTCCAACCTGAACGCCATGTGGAACTTCTGCTCGGCGACTGCCAACGTGAACGTGTCCTCCAACGTGATCATGCTGGCCAACAGCAACAACTTCGTTCACCCGCACGCGACTGGCTCGCCCGTGCTGTTCCACACCGGCGGCATGACGCTGACCCAGGCTGGCACGCCCGGCGCGATTGCCCTGACCGGCAACTGCTTCTGGACGGAGGAGGGTGTCGCCGTCCTGGGCGGCTCTGTGCCGACCAGCGTGCAGGTGGGTCTGGAGGTTGGCCCCCTGAACCTGTTCAAGGTTGTGCTGAACGGCCAGGATCGCTTCAAGGAGCAGTCTGGCAAGTACTTCAACCAGGTGCAGCCCTTCTACTACCACACCGGCTGCCCCTACCCGGGCATCTACTCCTACTCGTTCGCCCTGCAGCCGGAGGAGCACCAGCCGACCGGCACGTGCAACTTCTCTCGCATTGACAACGCCCAGGTGTCCGTGCAGATGAAGTCTCAGGTGAACACGTCCCTGCAGAAGCTGTTCGCCGTCAACTACAACATCCTGCGCATCCAGAGCGGCATGGGTGGCCTCGCCTTCTCCAACTAGACGTTTCGTTCTAGAACTCTGACAACCGCAGCAGCCACAAAAACAAAACACAACACGAAGGCGACCACCTTCCTGTTGTTTTTTTCTCTTGCGGAATGATAAATGGCTGGTGGACTCATGCAACTCGTCGCTTATGGCGCTCAGGATGTCTACCTCACGGGCAACCCCAAGGTGACCTTCTTCCAGGCGGTGTACAAGCGCCACACGAACTTTGCCATGGAGCTGATCCAGCAGACGGTGAGCGGCACGGCGGGTAACCAGACCCGTCTGTCCGTGACCATTGCTCGCAACGGCGATCTGGTTGGTAGCATGCACCTGGCCCTGACGCCGAAGACGCCCGTGTCGGTTTCGACCGGCGTGGCACCCGTCGCCGCTTCCCTGCTGCTGACCTCGACCAACGACAAGTGGGATGCCAACTGGATGGCTGAGCGTGCCGTGTCCGCCGTTGAGCTGACGATCGGCGGCCAGCGCATCGATAAGCACTACCAGACCTGGTGGCGCCTGTACGCCGAGCTGTTCCTGGCCGAGGCTGACAAGCTGGCCTGGGGCAAGATGACGTCCATGTCCAACCCCAACCCGACGCAGACGTCCAAGCCCAAGGTGTACCTCCCGCTGCTGTTCTTCTTCAACCGCAACCCCGGCCTCTACCTGCCGCTGATTGCTCTTCAGTACCACGAGGTCCGTCTGGATTTCGACACGACGGCGTACTACAACGGTTACTTTGCCGGCTCGGCCTTCGAGGTCTGGGCCAACTACGTCTACCTGGACACTGAGGAGCGTCGTCGTTTCGCCCAGAAGGGCCACGAGTACCTGATTGAGCAGATCCAGCACACCGGCGGCGATTCCCTGACGTCCGGCAGCAACGAGGAGGGCAACGTGCAGCTGGTCCGCGTGGCGTTCAACCACCCCGTCAAGGAGCTGATCTGGTGCTACCAGCACCCGACGGCGGCTGCGACCCAGAGCACGCAGCTGAACGGCATGTGGAACTTCTGCACGGGCACGTCCAACGTGAACGTCACGTGCGATCCCATGCAGCTGGCTGCTTCCGGCACGGTTCTGCCTCACCACCTTGGCGTGCCCCACCTGTACACGCCGACGGCGGTTGCACCGGGTACCGGTTACCCGCTGGGCACGTCGTCCAACCTGACGGCGACCGACGCCACGACCGTGCCCCTGAACATCACGCTGGGCCCGTTCAACATCGTGAACAGCAACATCCAGGTGGCGAACGTGCTGTCTGGCAACGCCTTCTGGACGGAGGAGGGCACGCAGCTGATCGGTGGCAACAGCCTCGGCGGCGGCAACGGCCTGTACGGTAACACGTACGTGGGCGTGGAGGTGGGTCCTCTGCACCTGTTCAAGATCATCCTCAACGGCCAGGATCGCTTCAAGGAGCAGTCTGGCAAGTACTTCAACAGCGTCCAGCCGTTCTACCACCACACGGGCACGCCCTACCCGGGCATTTACACCTACTCCTTCGCGCTCAAGCCGGAGGAGCACCAGCCGACCGGCACCTGCAACTTCTCCCGCATCGACAACGCCCAGCTGTCCATCTCCCTCAAGTCCAACTCTCAGGCGACGACCCAGAAGGTGTTTGCGATCAACTACAACGTGCTGCGCATCCAGAGCGGCATGGGTGGCCTCGCCTTCTCCAACTAGAAGACGTGCACCTCAGCAGCAGCAGCGAACTACGGCATCCGGGCAACAAAGCCCCAAGAACGATCAAGGTTCTTGAGGTTTTCTCGTACCATAAGGTATATGAAGGAGGTGTTTTGGACTCGAATCATCATTGGTCTGATTGTCATCGCCATCCTGGCCGCAATGTATTATCGTTCAAGCAGTGGATTCGTCAAGGAGCCGAGTCAGACGCCGACTGAAGTTGTTCCGACACAGCTTCCCGCGGTTGCACCTACGCCACCCACTCCCGTGACCGAGCCGAGTCCCGTGCAGCCTCAGCCAATTCCCGATGTGCCGATAACAGCGAGCACGGATGGTCCACCCGAAAGCTTGTCCATGTCGCCATTTGTCGTGTACGGCAGTGATCTCGGCGAGGCGGAGGCGATGAACGAGGAACTAAAGCTCGTAAAGTTCAATCAGCCACCGGTTGAAGATATAGACATGGAGCGCCGTCAGACGTATAGCGAATGGAGTCAGTAAAGAGAATCGCCATGCGTATGAAGCTGCGTAAAGTAGAGGGATCTGTCGTCCACCACTGTGCGCTGCTGTGTAGATTGCTCGACGTCAAGGCGCACGTCGTCAAGGGGTTCTGCGTGAGTCCCGGTGACGTCTGCGAACACTACTGGGTCCGAACCGATGAAGAGGGGCTCGATCTCGACATTGGCATGGCGTACGCGACGCTGTTTTCACCGGAGCTCGCGTCGATGCAAACCATGCTCCTCGAGGAGATTCCACCAGAGCTCGCGTCGATCGAAGTGAAGAAGCAGGATGACAACGCCACGTTGTATGAGCTGTACACGACCGATCCCAAGACGTTTTGGCAAGAGGCGCACGCGTCGGTTCGTACATTCAGGATCTAGCCGAGGAACATGCGTTTCGGCGTCACGGCGACCCGGCAGAATGGACACGAGGTGCCAAATCGCACCTGACATTGTGTACACGCGACGTGGCCGCACGGATCGAGAAACACGTCGACCGATCGCTCGAGACAGGTGAAACACATGTACTTTTCGCCGACATCCTCCATGCATATGATCGACCTGAGCCCCTGAAACTTTGCGAGTTGATCATTCATCGCCACTTTAAACTCTTCGATGCGTTCATCCTCTTCAAACCGGTCGATGAGCCTTTCGAGCTCATCGGCATAACTATCGGCTGAATCGGCGCCGATCGTCTCGAGAATCTCTTTGAGCTTGTCTAGACGATTCACCTTGCCAGTGTACTCTTTGTGCCTGTAGAATATGTCATCGACCAGCGCGATGTACTCGCGTTTCAACTCGGCAACGACACCGAGGCGCTCATCGACTTCCAGGGGGGTTGCAGAGGGCATCATGAGCTGTTTCAGATATGTCAGGCGAGTCATAAAGTCGTAGTACTTGTTGGGGGTGATTTCGGCATAGTACTGCTGCATACATCTCAGGATAAAAATGTCTTTATATGGTAAATGGCTGGCGGTAACATGATTATCGTCATCACGTCAACCTACCTGGTTGTGTCCGCGATCCGCGATCTGTATGACCAGAACCGCGGCACGAAGAACATGTCGACGTGGTTCACGTCGGTGGTTCAGATGATCCTTGCATTCTTCCTGTTCATGTTCGCCAGGCGGTAAAAAAATCGCACAGTACATTAATGAGCAGCAATAACGGTCAGATGGATGTACTGATTCAGGCAATTACCGTAGCTTTGCTGGTCGGCATGTTCGCCGCCGGGGCGTTTATGATTTACGAGTCGACGAGCGCAGACGATGAAACAAAGAAGAACGAGCCGAACAAGATGTACTTTGGTATCGTCTTCATGATTATGGCGGCATTCTTTGGCATCTATTTCGTATACTCGGCGATTAATACTGGCAAAAACGCCCCCAAGTTGAACGCGAATGGCTATCCCATGTAGACCTCACTCAATTTGCGTGTGACCCGGTGTCACAGGACCCAACGACACAGTCTGTGACAATGCCCGGAAAAGCTCCGGCGTGTTGGTCCCGGCGTCGTAACCCACCGAGGTACGTATGCCCAGCCGCTCTGCATTCATAATTGTATTCTGATTCGCTCCCAGGTAGACAAATGACCATCCGTCCTTCGTCTGCTTGTTCTCAATGAGATCCTTGACGTGTGCACCCGTGTACGCCTTGGACGAATTCTCGTCACCGTCCGTGAGGACGATGCACACCGTGTCGCGCGGCAAGTCCATTTTGAGGACGTGGCCGAGCGCATCGTACAACGACGTCCCACCGCGAGGGACGAACGTATCGGTCGTGAGCGGCGCAACGTCAGTGACCGCCTTGTTTTCGTAGAGGACATTCACCTCGTGATCAAAGAGCACGAGGGTCATCGTTCCACCGTCCGCCTTTTGCGCATCGACGAATGCGTTGAATCCTTCGATCGTATCGTCGCGGCACGTCTCCATTGACCCGGAACGGTCGAGCAGGAATACGCGTGACGCCATAGACCACAGGCGCACGTCTTTTTTATGAGGTTATAGTATGCCTCCAGCCGGCGCGACAAACACGGGGCGTAAGAACAGCCAAGGGCGTACGATCTTTCGCGGTCCACGTGGCGGCGAATACGTGCTCGGAGCAGGTGGTCGTGTGATCCGAAGCTTTACCCCTGCGGCTGCGGCACCTGCTCCGGTCGCCGCGACCCCCGCCACAGGGAACACCGGTAACAAAAACACGAAAGGTCGTACGATCTACCGTGGTCCGCGCGGTGGTGAATACGTGCTCAACGGGACCAAG